TGATAATCGAACTGGCAAACAGTTCGATGCCTTAATGAAAATCTCAGAGCGTGAGGAATATTTGAATAATAATCCTCATGTCACCCAGGTCATCACGGCCCCATCTATTGTGAGTGGTGTTTCTACATCATCACAAAACAAAGTACCAGAAGGTTTCAAAGAAGTTCTTTCTAAAGTTGCTGAGACACATCCAGAAAGTGCAACAGGCAAACGATACGGTCGCAAATCAATCAAGCAGGTAAAAACAAAACAGATAGTTGATAAACATTTAGGTAAATTTTAGATTTGAGGTGTTGCTTTGTTATGCCAACTTTGTAAAAGGAGAGCCTATGTCAAAGCGTTCAATGCAAAAGAAAGTCGCACTACTTCAACAAAAGTGGGATGGAGAAGTAGAAGAAAAAGATGAGATAGAAAGTGGCGATTGGAGTCCAGAAAATATTGCAAAGAACCGACAGAAAATCTTAGAAAAGGAGGCACCTTGGGTGTTAAAAAATATGAGCATTTCTGATTATTATGACCAGTATATTAAACCACAACAGGAGGCACAAGCCGCTTAACAATGAATTTTCGTCATGTAAAACTAAGTGAATTAAATTATGACCTAGAATCTGAAACCACGGAGAGGGGTAGAGTATATAAAACTCCAGGAGGCAACCTCTACCCTTCAATTACTACGGTTCTTTCAGCATACAACAAGAAAGCCATCTACGAATGGCGTCAAAGAGTTGGCGAAGAAGTTGCCAACAAAATTTCTGCCAAGGCTTCTGGTCGAGGCACCAAGTTACACAATACAGTAGAAAAATATCTCCTTAATGAGATGACTGACATGAAAATAAAAACAATGATGCCAGACATTAAGGAAATGTTTTTTGATGTTCGCAAAATCATTGATGCAAACATTGGTGATATTTACGGCATTGAAACACCACTTTATTCTGATAAATTAAAACTTGCAGGTCGTTGTGATTGTATTGCAGAATGGTCTGGTGAGTTATCAATTGTTGACTGGAAGACTGCAAGTAAGTCCAAAGAAAAATCATACATTGAAAATTACTTTATGCAGGCTTCGGCATATGCAGAAATGTTTGAAGAACGAACAGGCAAACCAATCAATCAAATCGTAATTGCCATTGCGGTAGAGAATGAAGGTACCCAATTGTTTGTTGAGACTAAAGAAAAGTATTTGGCAAACTTGCAGAAATACATTGACAATTATCACAATACCTGATATAATATAAATATAGAATTCGTTGAAGGTTGTTAAAAGGTGTTCTGGACGAGGGTTCGATTCCCTCCTGGTCCACCAGAAGCATACTGGACTGTAAACATCGTAAAGAGAACCTTTATGGTCGGTGTTGCCAGTATGCTTCTGATGGGCCAGACCTGGTTTCGACAGGGCAGATGAGTAGAGAACTGGAGAATCGCCATGACAAGGCGTAATAATCAAACAAAAATAAATGCCAATGACGAAAGTTACGCATTAGCAGCCTAAACGCTGCTTAGGGTTTCGGTGGGTTTTTGGCACCAAGGGTGCCTTCCTCGTAACAGAAAAACTCACCACTTTTATAGGATTTCAAAGTGAAAGTTTACATCAGCAAATATCGTAATCATTGGATTTCTCCTTATACAATACTTGAGAAGGTTTGTTTTTGGGAGAAAGACAAAGATGCGTTCTATAATCTAGAAGACCATCCAAATCACAAGTATGAGAAGTGGGTGAATCGTTTAGAACCAATCTCTATTGCGATTCAAAAGTTTCTCGATATTGTTCATCCACGAATTGAATACATTAAAGTTGACCGTTGGGATACTTGGAACATGGACTCAACATTGTCTCCAATTATTCTGCCAATGCTTAAACAATTAAAGAAAGATAAACACGGTTCAGGTGTTGTTGATTGTGAGGATGTTCCTGAGCATCTACGATACAATACAACCGAACAATGGGAAGACCAAGAGTGTTTTGAATTCTACCATGAGCATGAAGTCAAAGAAGGTGACCGTGACATTCATGCTCGTTGGGATTGGGTGCTCGATGAAATGATTTGGGCATTTGAACAACTTTGCGATGAGGATAACGACAAACAATTTCATTCTGGTGAACATGATATGAAATCAGTTCCGTGCGAGTGGGATGAAAATGGCAAACCAACAATGTTTACTTTTGAAAAAGGTCCTAATCATACAGCTAAGTTTGATTCGGAGGCCTTTGAAAAACACCACGCCCGTATCAACAACGGCACAAGATTGTTTGGTAAATATTACAGAAATTTATGGGATTAGTTAAAGGAAAATCATGGATAGAGATTTAAGTTCATATGTAATGGTATTAGAGAATTGGGTTGATCCGCAGGCCTGTAGTCAAACAATTTCTGAAATGCAAAATGCATCTTGGCAACAACATACTTTTTACAATGCAGAAGATGGCACTTATGGTACAAGAAGTGGTAGTCGTGAGTTAGATGTTGCGTATGGCAATAATCTTTCAACCAAACCATATATTATGCAAAGAATTTGGGATGCATTCAAAGCCTATACCACAAATCTAAACTTTTCTTGGTTCGCATCGTGGCAGGGTTTCTCCGAAGTTCGTTTCAACATGTATAAAGAAACTCGACTTATGGCTGAACATTGCGACCACATTCATTCAATGTTCGATGGAGAACGAAAAGGTATTCCAACAATGACAGCACTTGGTATGCTGAATGATAATTTTACAGGTGGCGAATTGGTGATGTGGACAGATGAAGTAATACCAATGCCTGCTGGCAGTATTGTTGTTTTCCCATCTTGTTTTCTATACCCACATAGAGTTGAACCAGTTACAGAAGGATCTCGGTATTCTTTTGTTTCTTGGGCTTGGTAATTACTAAATAAGCTACCAGAGTAAAATCTGGTACACACACAAAACACACAAGGAGAATTACTATGACAAATATGTCACCCTTTGAAATAAGGCTCGAATTACTGAAAATGGCTCAGGGCATGTTAGAAGCCGACCATTTTGGTAAAAGAGAAATTATAGCAAATCAATATGCAGCTGCATGTGACGCTGCAAAACAAAGAGGTGAGGAACCACCGAAACATCCAGGTTACCCATCTTTCCCATCAGAACAAGAGATTATTGCCAAAGCGCAAACACTCAACACTTTTGTTTCCAATCTTCCAATAGAGAAATCTGCAACGAAGAAGTCCTGATGGATTGGGGAGGCTTCGGCCTCCCTTTTAACAAGGAGAATTAAATGTTAAAATATTTTTCAATTGCTGCGATGGTTGCAGTATTGATTATTTTCGCAACATTGGGTGTAGCAGGACAACACTATGTCGATTCAAAAAGAATCATTCAACCGAAATACTCACAATTAACACCAGAGGCACAAAGGCAAGTTTCCTGCCTTGCAAGTAACATATACTTTGAGGCAAGAAGTGAACCAAGAGAAGGTCAAATTGCTGTTGCCTTTGTTACATTGAACCGAGTAGAATCATCAGACTTTCCAGATAACATTTGCGATGTTGTCAAACAGAAAAAGAGAGTCGAATCAATAGGAGATAAAAGAGTTGTTTGCCAATTTTCATGGTATTGTGAGACAACACCAAAATGGCAATATTACAATATGCTCTTGACAAATGATACAACAAAGAAGTATAATGATGTATTAGAGGTTGCAATTTATGTTTATGCAAATCAGGAAAAGTTAAGAGACCCAACAAACGGTTCTCTCTACTATCATGCTGATTATGTAAGTCCTAATTGGCGAAATCTTGATAAACATGTTACAATCGGTAGACATATTTTTTATAAAGTTAAGGAAAACATTTGATGGAACATGATAAAATTTTTACTCTTTCAGTAGCCGCTTCTGTTCTTGCTGCAATCTTTGGCATATCGATATATCACATTACGGATAGAAATTTAATGGCAAAGAATATCGACAATGCAATTGCTAAAGGAATTAATCCAATGTCGGTAAGATGTTCTTATGTTCGTGGTGATGATCCCATTTGCATTGCATTTGCCGCAAAAGGAGATGAAACTGTGTTACAATCTGCTTCTACTAAAAAATAATTGAAAGGTATATTATGGCAGTTAAACAATTGACAATTAATCAACTCTCTGAACCCGATAAAGAAAAACTCTTTAAGGTAATCAAAGAGTGTTCAGATTCAATGACACGGCAAGATGCAGAAAAAGATTTTGTGCGTGAATCAATTGCAGAGACCGCAAAGAACATGCAATTGCCGAAGAAGTTGGTTGCAAGATTGGTGAAAGTTTATCACAAACAAAACTTTGATGAAGAAGTTGCTGTGCATGAACAATTTGAAACTCTATATGAAACGGTGGTGAAATAATGGCTCGTTATACTTTTACTTGTGAACATTTTGATTACAATAACTTTACTGGTGAAGAATTAGATGTTGCATCAAAGCACACTACAGAATTTCGTGCGGACGATTTGACAACAATGCTCGAAAACTTTGAGTTGTTTCTGCGTGGTGCAGGATTTCATTTTGATGGTGTTTTGGATGTTGTAAAACCAGATGAAGAAGAAATTGACTTTGAGATAGAAGACCCACACATCATGTCACATCTGGTCAATGACATAATGAATCCGCCACAGTTTAACGCAATCGGTCTCACAGGTCAAAATGCCAACTAAAGATGAAATGGCAAAGTTTGCGAAAGCGATTGAATCGTTAGTAGCAAACACCGACTACAATTACATCGAAGCAATTGTCGAGTATTGTAAACAAACTGGATTAGAAATTGAAGTAGCCGCATCACTGGTTAATTCGAACCTAAAGGCTAAGTTGACCAGTGATGCAATGGATTTGAATTTACTGAAAGAAAAAGGTTCTCGCCTTCCTATATGATTGATGGATACGAAGCATTTGGTCTCTACGAATCTCTCAAACTACACTTCACAAAAGATTCATATGATTTTCACAAGTATAATGGCAAGTCAAACATTAGTGTGACTTCATTTGAGAATCGTAAAGACAAATATCATTTCTACAAACTCAGTCGAAAGTTTAACAAGAGAGAAGAC